TAAACAGAAACGCCCAGGAGGATTGCTGGCATGACGTTTTACCAAGGTTATGAAGGCGTCGTCAAATTCAACGCCAGTGGAAGCAGCGCCGCCGAAGTGACCGCAGTCACATCTTGGTCGATTGATATTAAAAAAGAAATCATAGATATTACGCGCAACGGTGATACCGCAAAACGTTTAACCGGAGGGCTTATTTCAGCATCTGGCACAGTCGAACTACTTTATACGGGCGATAATAATTCTTTCATTGAAGCCATCAATACAACCGAAGACACCGGAGCGGCGTTATTTGAACTGTATTTACATCAATCCACAAATAAAAGAATCATATTTAACGGAATTATCGACAGTGCGAGTTATGGCAACAACAGGGATGACGTTGTGGCGATTAGCTGTAGCTTTGTGACCACGGGCAACATTACCTTGGAGATTTAACGTGGCCACTTTTCCGTCTATCAGTCCGACCTACGGTTCGCAAAAAACAAGCCGTCCGGTTACTCGTACTGTGCAATTTGGTGATGGTTACCAGCAACGCCTAACTTATGGAATCAATCAAAACCCTAAAAGCTGGAGTCTTACCTGGGAAGTTTCCGAAGCTGATGCTGACACTATCGAGACGTTCTTAGATGCTCGCGCTGCCGATAGTGCTAGTTTTGATTGGACACCGCTGGACGAAGCAACGTCATATAAATGGATTTGCCAAGAGTGGAACAAGTCCATTCCATATAAAAATCGAGCCACAATCACAGCCACATTTACGCAGGTCTTTGAACCCTGATGGCGTACTCAGCATGGTCAGCAAGCAGTAGTTACTCGGTCGGCAACGTTGTCCGAGCTACATCCCAAACAGGATTTGGCCTTGTTTTTCGCTGCATTGTTGCTGGTACATCAGGAAGCACTGAACCCGTCTGGCCTACCAAGACGTACAAAACAAATGGTGGCACTGCATTAGAAGGTTTTGTTACCGATGGATCGGTCACGTGGGCGGCGGTTAGCGCAGTTAGCGAGGAGCTGCAAAAGATTGCCCCTAGCGCAATTATTGAATTGTTCCAGTTTCACTTGGTTTCCGGCCTGCATTACAACCCCGCAAGCCCACCCGCTACGACCGTTTATTACTTTCACGCTGGCACAAACGATCTATCAGCAAACGTGACATGGGCTGGTCAGGCTTACACACGTTTCCCCGTTCAAGCCGAAGGCTTTGATTACAATGGCAGTGGTCAGTTGCCTAAGCCAAAATTTACTGTTGCCAACCTCAATAGTTTGCTTACTTTGGCATTGATGGACGTAAACGCCTATACGCCTGGCAATGATTTGATCAATGCGCGACTTGTACGCATTAGGACGATGAAGAAATACCTAGACGCTGTGAATTTTTCTGGTGGCAGCAATCCAACTGCAGACCCCCACGCGGAATGGCCGCGTGAAATTTATTTTGTGTCACGCAAGTCATTTGAATCCCGCAATGTTATTGAATGGGAGTTGTCAAGCGTTTTTGACTTGCAAGGTGTACGTGCGCCAAAACGTCAAACTACAGCAACCTGTCAGTGGATTTACAAAGGGACTGAGTGTGGCTATGCGGGTGCGTTGCCGGCTTGCTCCAAGACCTTGCAAGACTGTGAGACGCATTTTGGGGCAACTTCACCATTACCGTTTGGTGGCTTCCCTGGAGTGAGTGAGTACACATGATCAACGCCGCCTTAAAAGAAAAAATCCTTAATTACGCCCAGCTGCAGTACCCAAACGAAGCCTGCGGTTTGCTGGTGGTGATCAAAGGGCGCCGACGCTTTTGGCCGTGCCGCAACCTAGCTGAGGCAGCAGACGACACCTTTGAGCTAAATCCCGAGGATTATGCGGCGGCAGAAGAGGCCGGCGAGGTCATTGCGGTTGTACATAGTCATCCGTTTAGCCGTCCAGTCGCAAGCATGGCGGATCAAATGGCCTGTAACCGCTCTGGCCTGCCGTGGTACATCGTCAATCCAGTAACCCGAGAGTGGGGTGAAATCACGCCCAACGATTACAAACCCCCCTTAATTGGCAGGGAATATTGCTGGGGCAGTCTTGATTGTTGGAGCTGCGTTCGTGATTGGTACAAAGAGAAATGGGAACTAGACCTGCCCGACTGGCCACGCCCAAAACGTTCGGAATGGGACGAAGCCCCAAGATTTGAAGAGCTGTATGAGGCTGCCGGATTTCGAGAGGTGGATCTTAAAAAGCTGCAGCCCGGTGATGCCTTATTGATGTCGATTGCATCCAAGCGGCTAAACCACGTGGCTGTGTACATCGGTGAGCAGTATGTGCTGCACCACATGACAGGTCGCCTTTCGAGCCGTGACTTGTTGGGTGATTGGCTCCTAAAATGCACGGGGAAGGTGCTGCGCCATGAGAGCCGTTAAGGTCTACGGTCAACTGGCAAAGCGACTGGGGCAACGAGTATTTCAGGCTGATGTGGCCAGTCCTGCCGAAGCGGTGCGTTTTTTGTGCGTCAATTTCCCTGGGCTTGATCAATGGTTGATTGATAGCGGTCAGGATGGCATCAGTTACCGGGTAATGGTCGGCAAGACCAAGGTCGGAGAAGAAGATTTTGGGATGTCCTGCAACGATGAGGCAACCATTTCAATCACGCCGGTATTGACTGGCGCCGGTGGTGTTGGGCAGATTTTGGCGGGAGTGGGGTTGGTTGCCGCAGCAATTTTGTTGGCTCCCATTGGCGGTGGTTTTTTGGGTTTAGGGGCTGGTGCCGGCACATTTGGTGCCGCTGGAGCTGGATTTACACTGGGAGCAGCAGCATCAACAGCAATCGGCTCAATAGGTGCCGCTATGATTTTTGGCGGTGTAGCACAACTTATTAGCCCTACAGCAACAAACAACCCAGCCCTGAACGCTTCACGCGATCCACGTCAACTCAAATCGTATAACTTCAGCGGAATCCAGAACACCAGCGTTCAAGGCACTCCGTTGCCGCTTGTGTACGGAAAGATGTACGTCGGTAGCATTGTGATTAGCGCCGGCATCAATACCACGGACGTGTAATGGCAAAAGATCGTCAGGCGATTACAGGTTCCAGCTTCGGTGGGGGAGGCGGCGGAAAAGGTGGCGGTGGCGCTAGTTTTGCCACTCCAACAACTGCGCGTGACACGCTGCAGTCAAAAGCGTATGTACGAATAATTGATCTTTTGAGCGAAGGTGAAATTGAGGGCTTGGCTGAAGGCAATAAGTCCATCTTTGTGGACAACACGCCGCTAGTTTCGGCTAGCAATGATGCCAATTTTCTCGGATTTACTATACAAACACGCAACGGCACTCAAAGCCAAACCCACATTCCTGGCTTCCCAAATGTTGAATCAGAGGAGGCTGTTGGGTTAAGCATCAAAGCCGAAAATAACATTGTCGGTTCATGGGGCAGGAGCTGGGAAGACACAACATTTACTAGACCCTCACCAACAACCAGCAATGCTGCTCATATTGAAATTCAATGGGTCGCTCACGGGCTGACAACAGGCGAAAAAGTTTTTCTAAATTTTGAAAGCTACAACTCGCCTCATGATGACTTATATGAAGTCACTGTTATTAACGTAGACACTTTTCGCGTTACGCGCAAAGATACGACATTTGTAGCGACAACGGGCAAAGTTTATGCAATTAAGCCATATTTAGAAATCACCGCAGATGGTAATTGGGTTGCTGGCAGCACCGTCTATATACGGTTTTTAGCGGATAGCAATGATCCCAACAAAACAGGAAATAGCACCCTTTACGGTGGCACGTATGACAAGGAATATCTGATTGAAGGTGGACGGATGCTTACCGCCTCCATAGGCGGTTTATCGCCAGGCGGTCTTTCGTTCGGAACTCCGATAACAAACAGTACGCCTGGCGTTGTTGTCAACAATGTCTCTGGTGGTACGGCTCCAAGTGGTCCATGGCAAATCAATGTCACCAGGTCGCCTAATTATGGCGTTGTTGTTGTCAAAGGCGGTTCAAATTTTGCCATAGGCGATACGATAACAATTCCTGGCAATTTACTGGGTGGCTCAACTCCAGCAAATAATGCAACAGTAACGATTACTTCTGTTTCCAGGATTCCAACATCATCTGAGTTTTATCTTGACTGGGTAGACAAAGCGGGATCATTAACCTATGCCCAAGTTGACGGTGGGTTGGTGCGTATCACGGACGCCACTTATACAAAGTCAGGTTCAACAATTACCGTCACAAAATTGAACCATGGTTACACCGTTGGCATGACGGTGCAGCTCAAGTTTGTTACCGGCACATTAAAAAGTGAAACGCCCATTGATTTCACCATTGCCACTTCCAGCACCAATACTTTTACGGTTACTCGTTCGGCTGGCTCAAATACCACTGGCACGTCTTACGTCGAAGTGCCGTTACCTGCTGGCGCAATCGCTAGGACGGTTACTGATACAGAAGTTGACCGTGTGCGCGTCACACTTAATGTTCCCTCATTGCAAACTATTAACAAAAGTGGCAATATTACTGGCGCATCGTTCACTTATGCGATTGATGCACAACTAAATGGTGCCGGTTACCAAGAAGTTATTAAGCAGCAAATCAAGGGCAAAAGCTCTGGCGGCTATTCATTTGCCCGAGAAGTTACCTTTGCCTCTTTGAGTGGATGGAACAGCACAACAATCGCCAATAATTTTCCGCTCAATATCCGAGTTCGCAGAATCAACGAAGATTCCGATTCAGTGAAAGTAGCCAATGCTTTTGCTTGGCAAAGTTACACAGAAATCAAGGACGGCAAACTGCGCTATCCAAACAGCGCATTGGTCGGCATTGAAATTGACTCGCAGCAATTCAGCTCAATCCCAACTCGCACGTATCTTGTTAAAGGGATCAAAATTCGCATACCAAGCAATGCATCTGTTGACAGTTCAACAGGCCGCCTGACTTACAGCGGTCCATGGAATGGCAGCTTTGCATCT